CATATTGACCATCAGGAGTGTAATTGACACTAACATTTGTGCATACACAAGGATGGAATCTGTAGTGGGGGAGTCTAGTAATCGTATCAGATTTGGGATCCAATCTTACAAATTCTAATGCGAATCTATCGGGCACTCTTAGGAATCTTCCTGTTGCATTAATTGTAGATTGAGTAGAAGTGGCACTAAAACCGTTTGTGTTTGCATTCGTCTCTCTGGATGATCCACTGCCACTAGTTCCCTGAGAGAGACTATTACCATTAGAGTCTGCATCTCCTAATTGGGGCATTGTGCCCATTTTCATGTAATTGATAATAGAAAGAATAGATTCTGCTTCACTTTTATTGCGAGCAAACATTTTAAATGTAAAATTATGATTCCTGAAAGGAATACCATTATATACTTGCTCGGTAAAGGGATTCATAATTCTTCCCTTTGTCAATGCTTGAAGAGCACCACCAGTCACTCCAGTTTGCAGTCCAAGGGTAGATCCAAGACTTTGTGTAATGCTTGCACCTTTGTTAAATGCCATCTCTGGAAATGCCGAAGATGCTGCTGATTGCAGTGCTGATGTAATCTGATCTGCGGTGTTTCCACCATTCATGATCGCTCCACCCATCTGCGCTGCCATTACGCCAAGTCCACCCATTTGCACTTGATCATAATCTGCACCATAATTAGTAGACAGATTTTGTGGCATTGACAAATATGCAATACTCTGATCTAAAGTTGTGGAGAGGTTATTTCCTGGAAGATTAGACCCACCGTATCCACTAGGGGATTCAGTATAGTTGATACGAAACCTCTGAATCCTCAAATAATCAACTCTACCTGTTGGTGCAAATTCACTCTCTAAGTAATCACCTTCAACGGGATTCTTCAGTGGATATTTAAGAATTGTAGAAGCCACCTAAATAGATTTACGCATTTACTATTTTATTTATGAGGTATCAAGGACGTTATACACCTTCCTTTCCTCGTAAGTATCAAGGTGACCCCAAAAATATCATTTATCGCTCCTCATGGGAGTATAAATTTATGAAATGGTGTGATATTACACCAAGTGTCACAGAATGGGGCAGTGAAGAGATTATCATTCCTTACATCTCACCCGTTGATGGTAGAAGACACCGATATTTTCCTGACTTTTATGTAAAAATTGGGAATAAAAAATATCTGGTAGAAGTGAAACCTCTTAGACAGACTAAAGAACCTAAAACTCAAAAAAGGATGACTAAGAAATACATCAATGAAGTTGTTACTTATGCAGTGAATCAAGCTAAGTGGAAGGCAGCAGAAGAGTTTTGTAAAGACAATAATTGGCAGTTTATGTTGATCACCGAAAAAGAATTAAAGGTCTAAAATGGCAGACTTAGAAAGAAGATCAAAACAGTCCCCAAGGGCAAGATTAACTGAATTTTCTGAGTGGTTTAAGGGTAATGATAATAACCCTAGCTTCAATAACAGATATTC